TTTGGACATTTCATATTCTTCTTTCGTATAAATGTTATCGTAAAATGTGTTTTTCGAAAGCACAGAAAATTTTGAATCTTCGTTGAATATATTAAACGCTAAAATGATGAATGTTGCGGTCAGAATAAACGATATTACGATATCCCTAGTTGCTACAAAGAAAATACAGAATAATGTTAGTCTCCTAATGATAATGTTTTTAAAAAATTGTTGCTGAGATTTGCTGATGTCGATAATAAGGAATTTTGAACCAATATTGAATATGATCATAGCAACACCTACTAAAATTTTGCTAGAGTTTAACGAATCAAATATGTAATTGTATTTGTCTAATTTTAAATTCATGTTATTAATTTATATTGTTGTTTTTATTTTCATCCCTATTTGGATAAACTGCTCCATGATAAAAATCAATATCACTCCGGAAATTGTGTATAATATCAAATCGAGAAAAACTCTTTCTTTCATTTTGTTTTTTGATGAAAGATAAGTAACTTTTTTGCAATCATTATTTTCTTCTTCAAATTCTTCATCTGCGATGTGTCTATATTTCTTTGTTTGTGTATGTTCTTCAAATACAGATTGCATAATGTTGTTATACTCATCGTCGCCATCACTATCATCTTCGTCATAAACGGGAGAAACATTTTTTGGTGAAAGATATGTGTCGAATTCCTCGTCTGACTCGTAACTATTAATTTTGGAGAAATAATCATAATTTTCCTCTTCAGGTTGTGTTAAAGGATTTTGTTTTTTGGTTCGTTTTTTGAAAGTTGGACTAATTTTTTTTTTTAAATTATTAGGAACTTCTGGAACGTCGTCGTGGTCATCGTATTCTTCTTCAATCACTATTGGTTGTTTGTGAATCAAACTGTCGTTATGCTCTTCGTCAATATAACTGAAGTTGGTTCTCATAAGTTTGGGTTGTTTTGTTGATTTCTTCGAGGAGGATACATTGAATGCGTTCTTTGACTTAATGATTGGTTTAATGGGTAAGAACGATTCTTCGTAAATGTTATTCTCTTCGTCCACATATACTTCGTCTACATCTTCTTCGTCTGACTCGTAATAGTTTGAAATAGATTTTCTTTCATACGGGAATTTCAGATTATATTTGGACAATTTGTTACTTTTTCTAGAGAACGGTCGACCATCTTTATAACCGTAATATTTTGTGTAGTTATCGTCTTCGTAAATCGGTTTGATATGCGATGATTCTTGAAAGGATTTATACGGTCTCAATGTTTTGGTTGAGTTTCTTTTATTGTACATATTACATACATCGGAAGGTTTCTTTTTTTTAGACTTTTCAAAATTTGAACCCCAAGCATCTTCAAGGGTACTGTAATTAATATTTAAATAACTCATTGTTTCTGATTATTAAATTAATTAAATATAATTTTATTTTTTAATCAATATTCAGTGTGAATTTCCCTTTTTCGTTTTTATACGGAATATAATTGATCAAAAGCGATGGATCTTCTTTTATTTCTGTTTCCGATTTTTGTTCTTTTTGAGGATACCAACTTATATGTAAAACCTTTGGAAAATAATAATTTACTTTGAATCCATTGTCATTTAACTGATTTATAATGAAATCCATACATTCGTTGATATTATATAAAGGCAAACCTACAACATATTCGGGAATATCATAAATGCACTGATAGTTCTCTTGTTTTGCTGCGGCTTTTATTTTCATATGACATTTTTCGAGAACAGATTCATAAATTTGGGTTCTATTCTGTTTTCTTTTGTTTATGGAGTTTTGAAGTTCAAAAATATTTAATTGTTTCATTCTTATATGTTAATAAAAATAATTTAATATGTTTCATAATATCGCTTTATCTGGCGGTGGTATACACACGATTGCTTTTATCGGTTGTGTAAAATATTTACACGAAACGAAAAAGATTGAAGAGTTGTATAATGTAATTGGATCATCCGGTGGATCGATAATATGTTTGATGATCATATTAAATTACACATGGGAGGAAATGAGAGATTTAATCATTCGAATTTGTGAGGATGAAGACTCTAAGTATTTATTTAAATATTCTGTCAAAGACTTACTAAATATTTTCAAGAAATATGGTATGAACGATGGAAAGATTATTATCTACATGGTTAAGAAAATTTTGACATTCAAAGAACTATCTGAAGATATAACTTTCATCGATCTTATAAAAACAACGGGTAAAAATCTGGTCATACCTGTAACCAACCTTACGCAAAAGAAAATAGAATACATATCAGTCGATACATACCCCGAAATGAAGGTTGTAACAGCGATTCGTATGAGCGCTAGCATTCCTATAATATTTGAACCTGTTAAATACTACAATGATATATATGTGGACGGTCTCATATTTAGCAACTTTCCCATAGACTATTTCGATAGGTTTACTGTAGATACACTAGGACTGAACATATCGTCTACTCAAAACACCGAAATAGAAATCAAAACTTTTAAAGACTATTTGAATCTGTTGTTTGAAAGTTTTTTCAACAGTTTGTTTCGACAAAGATCACAAATCAAATACGAATACATATGTAATGTATGTGTTCCCAAAACTATAAAAAACTTCGATATATATAAATTACAATTTTCTATCAACCAAGAACAAATTGATGAATTAATTGATATAGGTTACAAGAGTTTAATGAGCATTTTCCTGCAAGAAAGCGAGTAAGTCCTCCTTGGTACGATTCTTGGTGAACACAATATCATCACGATTGTCTTCAACCAAAACAACATGAGGGAATCCTCTTACATTGTGTTTTTCCATCAATGGTTTCGATGCTTCATCGTCTATATCGAGTTCCAACAATGTGGTTTGCTCATTCTTTTGATTGCATTCAGCCACGAACTCGTCCCAAACAGGTTTGAAACGGTTGCAGTGTCCGCACCAAGTAGCTTTGAAGAAAATCAATGTTTTAGTGCTGTTTGAAACGAAAGATTCGTTAGTTTTGGATTTCATACATTTAACACAAACAAATGTAATCATAGAAATTGTAGACAAAACAAGCAACATTAAGATAACTTGTTTTGTGTAAGATGGCATTCTAGTGAATATCATTTTATTTAATCATTATAAAAAAATATGATTCACATTTTCAAAATGTTTTAACCAAATTTTATTGTCGATACAGATGACTGTATTGATTTCATCTTTATTTAAATATTGCACAATGTCATGAAAATTATTAGCTTCGTTAATATTAATTATTAGTATTCTCGATTGATTATCTACAAAACTTTTGATATGATATGTTGTTGTTACTGGATAGTCTTGCTTTTTCATTAGATTGTAAAGCAAATGGAGGTTATATGAGTCAACAATGATTATGCTTTTGTAAATATTATAGGTTTGATATATTTGGTTTATTTGCCCTACATAAGCATCCATATTCTTTATAAAGATCAATATCAATATTATTTAAATAATATACATAATCGTAAGAGTAAATGTCATTAACAATTGAAACATTTGAAAATGTGAGACATTTTGTTAATAAAGATTTAGAAGACAAATTCAAATGCAAGTTTCAATATATATTAAGGAAGTTCGAATCTTTATCCAAAAACAATAATTACAAGAAAATTCAAAAGGCAAATATCATACAAACACCAGACAAGTCGAATGACAACATTTTAAATTTGCTTAACAAAATTTCGGATGCTAATTACGATACGATTTCTCAAAAAATATTATTAAAACTTACCAAGAAAAATGCGGTATTGTTCATTGATCAGATTTTAGTTTATGTCGAAAAGTCGAATACCACCACCAAATGTTTGTGGCAGTTGATTAAACTGTTGGCTACAAGTTCGATGGTCAGCAATCAACAAAAACAAACTATTCAATACAACATAAAAGCTTTTATCGATCGATTCGTTAACATTTTTGATTTATCTAGTTACAACTCCTTGAATACAACGAATGAGTTATACATGGAGTTTGTGGAAAGAAATCATTCCAATGAGTCAATAATTTGTAGAATGAAAATGATTTACATTATCATAAACGATAACAAACTATTTAGAATCAATTACAATATGAATGTTCTATTTTCCGTTTTTATTAATCAGTTGAATGCACTTATCGTAGATAACAAAAACGATAATCTCCTATATGTGTTGTTACAATGTATTTTATTAATTATTAAAGACGATGCATTAAACGACAATCCATATGCATACAAGAAATTTTTGAATATGTTTGACAACGACGAAGTGAAAAAAAAGTTGACGAATAAAATTAGATTTAAGTTGTTGGATATTATTGACACTATAAAAAGGTAAAATGATGCAGTACAACGATCTGATCAAGCACAACCTATCTGTTCTTGTTAAGAAGTATAAGAAAACGGATGTTTTCAAAACCAGAGCTTACTCTAAAGCGCTAATGGAACTACCCAATACACCCATTTGTTCAATTGAAGATGTGGAAAATGTTGGGGGTGCTAAAATTCAACTTAAGTTGAAATATCTTTTAGAAAACAACAAAAATTTAGAAGAAGTAGACGAGTACCTAGTAAATGATACTTATGCTATCATCGATACACTCCAGACAATTCATGGTATTGGACCGGCGAAAGCAAAGGATTTGTATGACAATCACAATATTCGTTCAATAGAAGATTTGAGAAACAAACCTGACTTATTGAACAACATTCAACATATTGGACTGAACTTTTTCGAGCATATAATTAAAACAATTCCGTATAAAGAGATGCAAAAACACGAGGACCTTTTACGAAGATATTTATCCAACTTTGATTTTACAATAGCGGGCAGCTACAGACGCAAAGCACCTCAAAGTAGTGATATCGATATTTTGTTGACAGGTGCTACAAATCAAATAAACGACCTGATCGACATATTGAAACAAAAAAAATACATTGATTCTGACAACGTCCTTGCGCATGGTGGAGTGAAATTTATGGGTTTATGTAAACTACCCAAACATAAAACATACAGGAGAATCGATATATTGTATACACCACCTCACGAATACCCCTTCGCGCTCTTGTACTTTACTGGTAATTTTAAGTTCAATGTAGATATGCGTCGACATGCGAGTTCTATGGGTTTATCCCTCAATGAACAAAGTCTTACATATTTAGCAAATAAACAACCCGTCAATCATAATTTTGAAACCGAAAAGGATATATTCGATTATCTAAATTATTCATATGTGGAACCAGAGTATCGCTCTATTTGAATGAATGACAATTGTGTGTAGATCGATCCATAAATCCCTCGACAACATCATCTTTTTCGTCATCGTTTTCGTAATCATCATCATCAGTTATCTCTTCTTCCATATCATTATCATCATCCTCTTCATTTATGGTTTCACTTAATTCTGTCAGTAATGTTTCATCGATTTCTTCGTTAACTTCATTTTTTTTAAATTTATTTTTAATATTTTGAATACTTGATAACATTTGTAGTGTTGATTCTTCCAACATCGAAATATCATCTTGTGTAACGAATTTCTCCAAAGACATCAAGTTTTGTTTCAAATGGATATTCTTAATTTCATCTAATAAAGAATTATCAAAATTTTCAATTTTGTTACACCTACAAAATTGAAAAATAATTATAATAACAATAAGACTTAACAAAGCTAAACATATTTCCAATAACATTTTTTGTTTAATTTATTTCGAGAAATTTATTCTTCCTTTGATTCGTTTTTATTTTCATTTATTAATTGTTTAATATCAGCCAAAACAGATTTATGATGTGCACAAGTTTCTGTTTCTTCCATTAATGTTTTGATCGTCGACATTAACGAACCACATCCATTAGTAGTACAATGTTTGAATACTTTGCAATCTATATTGTCATTTTCATTCATTAAGTCGGTATTTTCAATTATATAAACTTTAAAACCATCTTTGTCTTCATGTTTTTTATAATGGTTGTACATAATATCAAGCAATGATGTATTGTCTTTACTTCTTAAAATATACTTTACTATTTTTCTGTAATCTTTGAGTTGGAATTTTGATTCAATATTCTTTTTAATATTTTTCAATAACTTTGTTTTCTTATTTCGCATAATAAATGGTTCTGTTGTATTGTAATGCATATACACGTAACGTGTCAATATGGACAACAACACAATCGATAATAAAACATTAAGGACGAGCATTATTATTATAACAAAAACATATTTTTCATTTTTACAAAGAATTGTATACTTCACGAATGTTTAGGTTAGAACCTTTTGTTTTTGTAGCAGACAAATCGACATTTGTTCTAGTTTTATTGGCATACATTGGTCTTTTCCATATGTCTTTGGGATCTCGTTTGCATCCTTCGATAAACTCCTCCATTTCATTTAAAATGGTGTCTTCAGTAATCACGAATATCTTTTCAAAATAGGGTCGTTTGATATTTGTCATAATATTTATTTTGTTTTTGTATGTATTTTTATCATCGTCCCACATTTTGAAGATTGTGGTGTTGTTATCATAAGTTTTTTTTACCTTGTTGTATAACTTCTTTTTTTCTTCTTTCACTTCGCTGCTACTTCCTTTAGACAATTTCAAATTCTCTATTTTAACATACTCGTCGAAAAAACCATGGAATTCTTGCATTATGGAAGTCAAACCGATCAAAGGATCGTACAAAACAATCTCTTTGAATATAGTTTTCAGTGTTTGTTCATCAGTATTATTTTCATCAATTTCATTTAAATCTTCTGGAAATTGTAGTTTATGGGGCAATGTATTGTAAAGTTTTAAAAAATTTACAATTTGTGCATTCGATATCAGTTTTTGTTTTTTTATTTCATCGTCATTCAGTGTGCCTGTTGCCTGAAACAAAGTGCCTAAAAAGTATTTGAACAATCTTACATTTGTTTGACATTCTGTGTAGCCCAACAAATTTATTTTTGATGTGTCGTGTTCCGATTTTAGTATGTGTGTCAACACTTCGGCGAACTCCTTCTTATAGTTTCTCATATCGTCCATAAACTTGTTCGTGTCGCGAAATGTCTCATGAAACTTTGTTTGAAAGTTTTTGAAAGTTTTAAAGAAATCTGTGTTTTTCACAATACAATGTCTATCTACCGAATCGTTGAATGCGCCTAATGCACCTGCAATAATTAATCCAATCATTATTGACTCAAAGATGAAACACTCCTTCACCACACGACACATAGTTTGGATTTTCTCGATAAATATGACAACTAATATAATTATCATTAAAAAAAAATCAAACGATGTAATATGCAACGACATTTATTAATTAAATATATAATACATTTTTTAGATGTCCCATTCGGGCATACTTTCGCATTCCGGTCTTAACACTAGTTTTTCAGTTTTTTCTTTCGAAGGATTTGGATCGAACAATTCGAACAAATCCTGATGCAAATGAGAAAACATTATTATGTTATAATATATACGACGCATGTTACTGTAATTCTCATTTCCCCCAAATAATTTCATAGCAGCGTGCGTTTGGTATTTCTTTTTGGAGTCGTCCCATATTTTGAAAATGTTTTTTTCTTCGTCGTGATAGAGTTTCTTCACCAACTTTTGAAAAATCTCCTTTCTGTTGTTTTTTCCTTTGTCGTAATAGTCAAGCATCTCTTCGGCGATTTTCTTTTTGTCACCTGTATTTTGTTTGATTAATTGTTTCCACATTTCGATTTCCACCCGTAAATGATAGTATCCTTGTTGTCTGGTAACATCCCACGTTTGTTGGTTTTCTACTTCAGGAAATAAATCATCATATGTTTTTTGGCCTTTAAATGTTTGGTGAATTGCTTCGTTAAAACTTTTAATATCAAGTTTATCGTCGACTACATTTATATACTCGAGTTTCTGTTGTATCTTTTTGATAGCACCATCCAGATCTTTAAATTTATATGTCAACTTGTAATGTTTTTCGAAATCTTTTTTATAGTTCGAGTTTTTAACGAATACTTTGCGAAAAACCTGTTCAAAATTCAGATCTTTTCCTGAAAAAATCTGAATATAGGTATCATACAAGTCTTTCAATCCGTCGTATTTAAAATCATTGATGGGTTCTTCATAACCAAATAAAAGTATATGTTTCAACATATTTAACCCCTCTTTAACGGTTTTAACTTTATTTTTTGTAAAGTGATGTTCCGTAGGTTTCTTAATGAACTTACTATTGTTGAATATGGTGTAGATTAGAACCCGGAAAGTCTTAACATTGGTTTGAAGTTCTGATAAGTTGAATACATTTAGAAAAAGAGTGTCGCTTAGTAAAACCTCGGTCAGGAAGATTGCAAAATACTTTTCAATGTTTTTCAAGTCACCGTGTATGTTATTGTTGTCCTTGAAACAGTTTTCAATTTTTTGGTTTATCTGTGACAATTTAGGAAAACAATCGTTTTTAGGGACCAAACATTTATCGGTACGGTCTACATCTTTTTGTTTTTTCACATTAGAGAAATGTTCGTGTATATCATGTTTTTTCATGTAGATGCATATCAAAATAATTAATAATAATATTATGAGGAAATAAATCATTGTTAATTAATATAAATAACAAAAAAAATGAATGATGATATCGATACTTGTAAATATATATACATTATTTCCAAATACATAGTATCAATATTACAAGTGATGAATGTTACCTTTTCCAAATCATACACGAACAACTTGATTTCTACCAAATGTTTGAACACCGCCGTTATGCTTGTTGTATTGCTTTTAGGTGAAAAGAATATCAAAGCGATACAACAATGTGATGTGCCCATCACGATACAACGACACATGTCCTTCGAAGACAACAACACCCTTATCGCAAAAAAACTAACCAAGTCCTTATGCAAACCATCTGTGAAAAACTATCTGTATTACATTATGCTTACTGATGGGCGATTGTCCAATAGTCTTAGCAATAATCAAACCAAATATTTTCCAGGTCATGTTTTTATCGTTGAAAAAAGACAAAATAGTTATTATATATATCAGTCGTATATATCAAAATATGATTTGAATGACTTCATTGTAAAACACAAATGTAAAAAATATGAGGTTGCCGAAGTAAAACAAATGGGTTCATTTTTCCAAAAGTTTTTAGGACAAAACTATGTATGGGATGATGACGCGGTTGATAAATGGAAGAGGTTAACGGATGTGGACACGAGCGAGTTCAAATCGTATAACACGAAAAACATTTACATTTGTTTCAAAAAGTTTAGGGTAAAAACAATAAAGAATATGATAAACAAATTCATTACAAAGTCGTTGAAAGACATACAATATCATATTGATAATAGAAATATATTACACTATATGTCTACTGCGTTTTTGAATAATACGCTATCATCACGACCACATGAAATTGGTGTTTTGAAAAAGAATTTCGAAAAAATGAACAAAGAACTAAATTATATTTAATAAGTAAATGGAACCGGTTATATTCTTACTAGATTTAGATGGCACACTACAAGGTGATGTAAGTCCTCAATTGAAAGAGTTTGAACTTGTGCACAATGTCAATTCACAAATTCGTTGTAAAAACAAAATTCGTTACAGAACAAAACTGTTGTTCAATGACATGAAAAACGGACTTATTCGTCCGTATGTGAAAGAGGCGTTGCACGAAATCAAATCAAAACACAAAAATGTAGAGTTTTTTATTTATACAGCATCGTCGGATGAGTGGGCAAAGTTTTTATTGCCTAAAATAATAGCATTTGGATCACTTGAAAACATCATCAACAAACCGTTTTTTACCCGAAGCCACTGTTTGCCCGATGGTCGAAAATCAATTTCAAAATTGAAACCATTGATTATCAAGTCACTACTAGGACATAACAAATACAAAAACGCGTCATTTAAGCATATATACTTAGTTGACAACAATTTTGTTTTAAATATACCGGAAATCGACAGATTGTTGCACTGTCCAACTTATAACTATAAATCGCTGAATTGTCCATTACGAAATATTGATGAAGATAATTTGAATAAATATCACAATTTCATTTCCATTTTTTTGTTTGATATGAATACAATCCATAGATTACATCTTATGAAAGTCTATTATGACAGAGCATTCAAGGAATATGTTGATACAGAAATGTCAAACGAAAAATATAAATCCGATCAATATTGGAACAAGTTCAGTAATATATTGAAAAAGAGTTCTTTGAAAACCGACGATGAGATTCAGAAATCGATATCCAAACTTCGGATGATTCATATGACGAACGAGTTTCAAAATTTAATTAATCAGTATATTCTGTATGCAAAAAAAAAGTTTAAGAATAATGTATAATTGTAAATTATGTAATGGTATTGATATTATCGTTTGATATTGGTATTAAGAATTTGGCGTTTTGTTACAGTGACGATGAGAACATTTTAAAATGGAATGTTTTGGATATTCAAGGTTCAAACATCAATGAAACATGCGAAATATGTATATCGTTATTGGAAGAAAACTTTAAGGAAGATATTATAGAACAAGTGTTAATTGAAAATCAACCTGTTCAAAAGAACCCTGTAATGAAAACAATTCAAATTATTGTGTTCACTTTTTTTACATACAGAAAGGTTTTAGGAAACTGCAATTCGATGAAAATCAACTTCATTTCGGCGAATAGAAAAAACAAGTTTGCCGAGAAATTCAATTTAAATATCGAATGTAAAACAAAATATCAGAAAAACAAAAAAACCGCCATAGCGTGTGCACAATTGCTCGTGGAAAACACTTCGTGGGAACTTTTTTTCACGAAACACAAGAAAAAGGACGATTTGGCAGACAGTTATTTACAAACTTTATCATTCATTAATTACGAACCAGTGCTTCCGAAACCCTGTGCGCCTCTAGAGGTAGAAGATAGCTCATCAACCTCTTCTACATCGCAAAGCGATATTCTCTTGATTAATAGTTGAGCAATCCTATCACCTTTATTAATGTCAATCGTTTTGACTTTGTTCAGATTGAACATTAGAACTTTCACATGACCGGTGTAATCACGATCGATTACTCCGGCACCAACATGTGTACCCTTACAACTCATACCGCTCCTTGGCGCAAGTTGTCCATATGTGCCTTCCGGAACAGTGAATGACAACCCTGTATCGATGAGTTGTTTAGTTCCTGGTAGAATCGTACAATCGCAATAACTGCATATATCATACCCTGCAGAATCTGGTGTTTGTCGCTTTGGAAGAATTGCATCCGGATAAAGTTTTTTTACAAGTAGTTTCTCCATTATACAAATAATACAAAAGATGTTTAAATATTTTTTTGCGTTCTATAAAGTACTTAAAGTTTCTTTTTAGAATTTAATCAAAGAATAGAGCGATGAATCCAAATTTCAATATAGTTCACGAAGATGATATAGAAAGCGAAGAAGAACCTATTCTTAACAGAACCAGTTCAAACAGTTATTTGGCTAGACAAAGTAATGAACAAATGTATAATCGTTCAAATTTTTTTAAACCATCTTTAAATGTGAACAATGATGCTATGGGATTAGACATGCTTGTTAATAAATCTGCTTCAGAAGGTTCTATCAAATCTGAAAAGACGAACATATTTCAGTCAGATGAAGACGATGAAGATGATGATGACGACGACGAAGAAGAAGAATATCCACGAACAAATTTTACACCGACTTTTTTCAATTCAGATAATCAAGCATCGTCGTTTCAGCAATCGCATCAACAACCGAAATCACAAGAAGAAATAATGAACGAGAAAGCAGAGTTGTTATATCAATTCGATCGTATGGAAAAGAAAGGCATGAAAATACCCAAAACATTTTGCATGGACTCGAGTTTGGAAGAGATGAAGACCGAATACGAACGAATGAAAAAAGACAAAGAGATTGACGCATCTATAAGTTTTCAAAGGAAAGTTATGCTTGCATTTACAAGTGGTGTTGAGTTCTTAAACAATAAATTTGATCCATTCGACATCAAATTAGATGGATGGTCTGAAAATGTGCACGAATCCATTGATGATTATGATGATGTTTTCGAAGAATTACATAATAAATACAAATCTAAATCACAAATGTCTCCGGAGATGAAGCTGTTAATGATGATGGGTGGAAGTGCGTTCATGTTTCATCTCACCAACACTATGTTCAAATCTTCGTTACCACAAATGGGAGATGTGTTGAAACAAAACCCCAATCTTATGAAACAATTCGCCAGCGCAACCGCAAACACTATGGCAAATAGCGGAAACGATAAAACGGGTATGAGTGGTATGTTCGCGAACATGTTCGGTGCGTCGTCACCTATGCCTAATCATGCCTCCGCTCCTATTCCTCAAAACTCGAACACCTCTAATTCGATGAAAGGTCCGTCCAATTTGGATTCTTTGTTGAATAATTTGGACATTTCTGACGATAACAGACTAGAAACAATGAGCACCGCTACACCATCCGAGATTTCTGAAATGACTGACACTAACAGTATTCGTAATCTGTTAAGTTCCAAAAAAAAGGGTTCTAAAAGAACTAACTCTTTGAATATTTAAGCCGAACAACTTTCGCACACTTCGTTAGCACCGCTGTTGAAGGTTGTATCATAATTTGTTTTCGCCTTGGTAGGGTCGATTGTGAACTGTTGTGTGTTAGCTTTGGGTTTCGTTCTCAAATAGTACAATCCTGTTTTCAATCCACATGTCCATGTGTAGAAATGAATGGTGTTCAATTTATTAAAACTTGGTTCATCCACAAATATATTCATACTTTGGGATTGGCAAATGAACGCCCCGCGGTCTGTTGCTTGATCTATATATTTTTTTTGTTTGACCTCCCATGCGGTTTTGTACAATTCTCGTATATGTATAGGGATTTCCTCAATGTTTTGAATAGAACCCTCCCTCACCAAAATCTTCTCTTTCATGTCCTTATTCCAAAGATTCAATTCAATCAAGTCCTTTATCAAATATTTGTTGATAATAATAAACTCTCCCGCCAAAGTTTTTCGTTTGTAAATGTTTGATGTTATAATTTCAAAGCTTTCTGTAAATCCCATTATCTGAGAGGTGGAAGCGGTTGGCATGGGTGCCAATAACAAACTGTTTCTAACTCCGTACATCAACACCTTTTTTCTCAAGTCTTCCCAATCGTACATAGTCGCTTCAACACCCCACAAGTCAAATTGAAATTTACCCTTTGATAACGGCGATCCAGCAAATGTGCTGTACGCTCCCCTATACTCTGTTAAGTCCTTTTCGAATTCGTTTAATTTGACATCATACTCCGCGTCGTTCCGTTCAATCATTTCCGCTCTCTTCTGTGAAATTTCCATCGACATCGTCATCGCGTAATAATATATCGTTTCAAATATTTGTTTGTTCAACTGCTTCGCCTCTTCGCTCTCGTAAGGCATCTTTAACATCATGTAAGTGTCGCTCAGTCCTTGTACACCGATCCCAATTGGTCTGTGTCTCATATTGCTTCGCCACGCCTTGTCCACCGGATAAAAGTTTCGATCTATGATCTTATTCAAGTTCTTTGTAAGAATTCTCGCGTGTTTCCCTAATTTTTCAAAATTAAACTTGCCGTCCTCCACATAGCTCGGTAAACACAAACTTGCCAAATTACACACAGCGATCTCGTCCGGGGAGGTATATTCCATAATTTCCACACACAAATTTGACGACTTGATCACTCCTAGATTTTGCTGATTGGTCTTTCTGTTCACATGATCCTTGTACAACATATACGGCGTACCTGTTTCAATCTGAGATTCTAAAATCTTAATCCATAACTGTTGTGCCTTAATCTGTTTTTTGTATTTCCCTTCCGATTCATACCGCGTGTATAACTCGTTGAACTCCTCTCCATACACCTCACTCAAATGCTTGCACTCGTCGGGACACATCAACGACCACAAACCGTTCGTTTTCACTCGCTCCATGAACAAATCAGGAATCCATAGCGCGTAAAACAGATCTCTCGCTCGCTCCTCTTCGTTTCCATGATTCTTTCGAAGATCTAAGAATTTCTCCACATCCGCATGCCACGGTTCTAGATACACCGCGATACTACCGTTTCTTTTCCCCGAATTATGTACTAATCCAAGATTGGACACCACGTAATTGTGATTATCTTCAATATTTAAGTCATACACATTACCTTCGTAATTCACCTCTTTGATTGATTCGACCTCGTTATATTCGTAATTATTATCGCTTATCGGATAAACAAGTACATCGTTTACTTTGAGTTCACCGGCAGCAACAAACTCTCCATTCAATCCATTTTCTCCCTTGTTTACATAAATGTCGTGCTCTTTTGTGACATATACACTTTTCGAAAATCTTTTCATTTTAACTTCTAATATCGTCTTGTTTATGTGATTTGATATTACTCCCAACACTCGTTTGAAACTACAATCGATTGTAAGTACCTCGTCATCTGTCGATATATCACATATACATTTAGTTCCGTTCTTTGTGTCAATAAGCGTT